GTCGTGGATGCACTTTACGTCGTATTCCATCGCGACGATCGACACGTTCTCCGGGTGGGAATCCTTGAGAGCGATTCCTGGAGCATTGGAAACGTCTATCAAGTTCTCCGCCGGATCGTCGGTCCGCACTCGGAACGACCGCGTATAGGTGTCGGTCTCTTGGACCTTGCCTGAGAGTGACCGCTCGCGCGGCAGTTCTTCGCAGTGAACGATCGCCATGCTTAGGTTCCCGCCGCTGGGGCAAATTCGGCTACGTCAAAATCGTCCTCGCCGAGCCGTTGCTCGAGGATCTGGTTCGTGCGCTTCTGCTCGGCGAGCTGCTCTTCCTGGACGGTCTGCCCGCCCTGTCTCATAAGCCGCTGCATTTCCTTGATGCCCTCGGCCGATCGGACGTCGAGCCCGCGGATCGCCTCGCGGACAGGCTGGGCTTCCTCGGCAGCGGACGGCGGGGCAGTGCCGACCCGCTGCACAGGGGCGACGTCGCCCGTAGCCGCGGCGGCTGCTTCAGCGCGGGCGATCGCATCGTCGACCAAAGATGTGATCGGGCCGGCGATGGCCTCGCCGGCAGTCTCCGCTTCGCCAAACCACGCGTCGCTGAAATTGTTTCCGGCGTCGACCACGTTCTGCATGAGGTCGTCGGTCATTCCCTCGCGAAAGTCTTGGAACATACTTAGCGTTCCATCGAGCCCGCTGGTATCGAAGCCAAGCGCATCGCCGGCGGCTTTTAGAGCCAGGACGATCCCTTCGCCAATGCCCGCCAGGCCGATAATGATCGCGTCGAATGCCGCCTGCAGCAGGTTCCCGATCCCCGAGAAAAACGACGCTACGCGCTGGCCCACCTCGAACACCGCGGCCCATTGGGCGCCAACCTGCGAGACGTACTCCCAGACGCCGGAGAGGCTGGCGATAACGGCGTCGGCAATCTCCGCGAAAAATCGAGCGCCCTCCAAGATGCCTTGACCTATCCTCTGCCCGATCGTCGCTCCGCCGACTTCTCCGATGAAGTCGGAGAACTGCGTCACGATCGCCTCGATCCCCGGGGCGAGGTACGCGACCACCTGCTGGGTGACGCCGGCGATCGCCTGCCGGGCGCGGTCGAACGAGTCGCCCATCGCGTCCACGTTGTCCGCCTGGGCCTGGGTGAGCGTGAGCCCGAACCGCTCGGCCTCGGCCCTGGCGGCCTGGATTCCGGCCGCCCCCTGCTCGAACATTGGCAGCAGCTCGACGCCGGCCCGGCCGAAGATCCGCACCGCGGCCGCTGCCCGCTCCGCCTCGGTCGGAAGCTGCGAGATAGCCTGGGCGATCGCCTCGAACCGCTGCTCGGCCGTCATTCCGTTGAGGCTTTCGACGGACAGGCCGATCGACTCAAACGCAGCCGAGGCGGTCTTCGACCCGCCGGCGGCCTTGCTGAACGCGATCTCCGCTTTCTGTATCCCTTTTGCGATTGTCTCCATGCCAACGTCTACAAGGGCTCCAGCGTTCGCCAGGCCGGCCATTTCGCCATAGGTGAGCCCGAGCCGGGCCGCGAGCTTGTTGGTCGAGTCGATAACCTCGGCCTGGGCGGCGCCCATACCGATCAGCGTCCGCCCGAGCTGCGTCGCGCCGGAGATGATCGACCCGAAGAGCTGGGCGCCGTTGATCGCCACGAGGGCCGACATACTCGAGCGGAGGCCCGCCACGTCGCTCCGAAGGCGGCGCATCGACGAGCCGGCCGCGTTCACGCCGGACGTGAGCCCGGACGTGGATGCCGTAAAGACCGCCCGTACCTTGCCGATCGTCGCCATTCACTTAGCCTTCGTGGGCGGGATCTTGAGTTTCGCCAGCTCTCGCAGCATCTCTTCCTCGGTCTGCGTCGGCCGCGACGGATCGAAGCCGGGGCAGAACATATCCTCCGCGTCGGACGACACCTTCGCGCCGAACGCGCTGGCGAGCGTCACGGCAAGCCGGGCGGTCCGCCGCCACGCCATGCCGAACGGCTCGACCCTGTAGAAGGCCAGCCACCGGGCGAGCTGCGAGAGTGTGATCTGGCGCTTCCATGCTTCGACGTCCCAGATGCCGAACTCGAGGGCCAGGCGGTAGAGGAACAGCTCCAGAGTCCCGCCTGGCGACCTTAGTTTTTTTCCAGTTCCGCCACTTCCTCTTCGGTGATCCGGAAGAGCTTCAGGGCCTCCTGCCAAATCCGATGCAAGGCGGCGGCCGACTTGTGTCCGAGCTGCTCGATCTCCCGCTCGGTGAAGAGCAGCTTCCCTTCCTCGTCGCAGAGGACGAGCGACGCGAGCTTGGCCCGCCACACCTTATGCGGCTGCCGCTTGTGCTCCTCGCAGTAGAGCTCCCACGCGTCGCGGTCGTTCGCCGTCGGCCGGCGGAGGTACACGTCGTCGCCCCACTCGGGGATGTGCAGCTTGACCGGAGCCCCGAGGTCCTCGAGGTCGAGGATCGCCTTCTTACTTGCCAGTGCCATATGTGCCCCTTATTGAACGAACCGGAAGGTCGCGGTGCCTTTGACGAGCTCGCCGACCGACGCCTCGTAGTCGAACGATTCAAGGATCGCCTTTCCGCCGCCGCCCGAGCTTCCGATGCTGAAAGACAGATCGTTTGTCTGTCCGACCAGGCCTTCGGAAAACCCCGGGTTTCCGAAGAATCTGATCGTTATCGTGCCTGGGTCAACAGCCAGACACATGATCCTGTTTCGGACGAACGCGTCCTCGCCGAAACCGACGACCGTGCTTCCGGCCGATACGAGGTCGGCCCGGCCAGAGGAGGCCGCGATGCCCGTAAGGTTCCCGTAGGAACCTCCCCAGGAGAACGTCGAGCCCTGCGACTCCAGCCCCATCGACGCCCCCGATCTGTCAGGTGGGGATCGACACGAGGGTCGCGGAGCCCTTCACGAGCTCGCCGACGGAGTACTCGATTTCCACGTCCGTGTATTTGTACGTCGTGCCGGCGTAGATCGTCGTGTCGCCCGCCGAAGGGGCGGACGTCGACAGGAACTGACACGTGATCGTCATCGTCACCCCCGACACCGCGCCGCTGCCGGCGTCCGGCAGGCCGTCGACGTAGACGCGATCGCTGCCGACCGGCAGGTCGAGCGTCGACGCGTCGAGGCGGTTCTTTGAATCGGTGACGTCGACGCCGGTCGACTTTACCTTGACGTTCGTCAAGCCAGACGGAAGGCCGGTGAATGTAATTCCTTGTGCTGGTGTCGGCATGGGTCTAGCGTGCTCCTACGTTGGCGGTGCCTTGTACCGATACGTCGCCGTCCCCTTGATCATCTCGCCGACGGCGTACTCGGTCTCGCTGTCGACGCACAGCCAGCCGGTAGCGCTCGGGTCGATGTTTACGGCCGGGGCCTCCCCGAAGAACGTCACGCTGACCTCCTGCGTGATGCCATCGTCCGCGGCCGTTCCGGCGTCGATCAGTGGCGCGTCGGCGTAGACCCGCTCCGAGTCCTCGAGCGTCGTGACGTCGAGCTTGTTTTTCGAGTCGGTCGGGTTGGCCGCCGTCGACTTAACTTTGACGTTCGTCGCCCCGGCCGGGAGCGTGAATCCTACTGATGGCAAGGTGGAAAGGGTCATTCGTCAACTCCCTGCGGATTCCTGCCAGTAAATCAGGTACGTCTGTTCGACGAGGTAGGTCGGCGTTTCGTCGCCGTCGATGAAGACCGGGTCGCCGTCCTTCTCGTCTGCGAGGTCGACGTCGTCGATTGTGACGCCGCCGCTTTCGCCGCTGAAGTTGTCCATCCCCTCGCGGATCGCGTCGGCGATCTCCTTCGCCTGGGTGCAGGTCGCGGCGTAGATCTCGACGATGAACGTCCCTACCGGGGCCGCCGTGCCGTCGAGCGTCGGCGTCCTGGTCGTCGACTCCCGCATGAACCGGACGTACGGCAGCGAGGCCGCCGTCGGGACGTGGACCGGGTAGGCGTTGCACTCGGCCGCCTCCTCGATCGTCTCGCGGATCCAGTTCTCGGGGCTTGTGATCGCCATACCTAAACCCTCCGGTATCCCTGCGCCTCGCCGGGGGCCAGGTCTCGGGCGGCCTTCTCCAGGGCGTCGGCCATTTCCTGCGCCAGCTTCGAGCTGGCCGGGCCGCCATAGCGCCTCATGAACGATTCCATGATCGCCCGCGGGTTGATGTACTTCGTCCCCTCGACGAGCCAGAGGGCTTTCCGCGATTGCATCCCGTACTTGTAGCCAACCGAACCGACGACGATTCCGGATTTGTTGTTGCCGATGTACTTCGCCTGGGACGTCACGGCACGCCGCAGCTCGCCGCCGCGCTTGATCGACTTTTTCCCGGAGCCCGGCAGGAACTGGCCCCTGGCATTCCGCGACACCGCAGCAGTGACGCGGCGCTTTCCACCCTTCGGCGTCTCGGCCTTCAAGAGCGGGACGCCATCCTTTAACGTCCGCTTTATGG